TTATTTAGTCGTAACAATAAAACCATCCGGCTCAAGGTATCGGGCTTTAATACCTTTTATTGTCAATAAAGTGACAAAATGACTCACTTCTTCTGATGTCTTAAAATTGAAAGCATAACCACGAAGGGTATTGTTTTCTTTATTAGGCGTTAAAAGCAATTGCAATTGATTACCTGTTTGTTGATTGAACAACTTTACCAACGAATTTATTTTGATTTCTGTCAGTCCAACACCCATAGCTCACCCAAAACTTACAAATTTTATAAAAAAAATATTGCATAACGAAAAAATAATGTTATAATGACATTTCTTTTCGGGGGTCATTAGCTCAGTCGGTAGAGCACCGCACTTTTAATGCGATGGTCCCGCGTTCGAATCGCGGATGACCCACCACCTAATTTCTTGAAAAGCCTGAATTTATTCAGGCTTTTTTTATGCCAAAAATTTAACCAATCATCGAAATTACACAAATTTTGCGTGCCTCATTATTACAAAGTTTTTCAACTGCTGTAAATTCGCGCGATATTTGGCACACTTTTTAAAAAATATTTGGCACACTTTTTTTAGTCTTGCATTCGCGCGGGGAAGGTTTCTTTCAGAAGCTCCAGCGATATGTTTTTATTTCCCCTCTAGTTCATAATTTCTAATCAGCAGCTCACCAGCCTTAACGTGTTTTTTGCTACAGGTATAAGTGACAGTCGCTGTCTCAATAATAAAATCTGCAAAAATATCGCGGATTTCCGGCACGTCGTTCAAGCTTAGTAAAAACTTACCCTCAATACCTTTCAACTGAGCAGCCAACACCTCAAAGTCACTCCGCGCAAAGATGTTTTTGCCATAATCATCTTCGCAGCCAAAGTACGGCGGGTCTATATAAAAGAATGAATGCGGTCGGTCGTAACGTCTAATCAGGTCTGAGTAGTTTAAGTTTTCGATATAGACATTATGCAGCCGCAAATGCGCTTGCGATAAATCCTCTTCCAGCCGCAGCAAATTCAAGCGCGGCGGTCTTGTTGTCGCATAACCAAAGGAGGGATGGTCTACTCTCCCTGCAAAAGCGGATTTTTGCAAATAAAAAAACCGCGCTGAACGCTGGATATCAGTCAATGTTGAGGCATCCACTTTTAACAACCGCTCGAACTCATCACGGCTCACTAGACACCATTTAAAATACCTTAAAAACTCTTCTAAATGATGCTGAATAACCCTGTAAAGCGTGACTATCTCCAAATTGATGTCATTTAAAACCTCAACCTCTGATTTCTCTTTTCTAAAGTACACCCATGCTGCGCCGGTAAATGGCTCAATGTAGCATTGATGCTCTGGAATCATTGAGACAATACGTTTTGAGAGTTGGAATTTTCCTCCAAGCCAGCCGGATAATGGACTTTTTATCATGTTCTACCTTTCATTTTTTAAAAAATAAACTAGGCTTTTACTGTCACGCGCGTGACGGGGTAGCCTTGCTTGGTTTCACAGTGGTAGAAACTGTGGATTGAGGGCATGGCAATGTTGTCCGCATTGTCATGTCGCTATCTTTCATACAAATTTTTTAAACGCTCTCAGCAGTTAAGCTAGATACCGCGCCGCTGTTGCTCCAAGTGTGCGTCACCTTTGTGACATTCCAGTCGCCGTTAATCCCGTCCCTAAACCCTGTTAAAGTGACATAACCTTCCGCCGCGATTGCAGGCATTCCGATACTCAACGGCAGGCTTAGCTTTGCAGTCCCGCGCGTCAATCTGTCCATTTCCGCTTGCGCCGCTCTTGCCGCCTGCTCTTGGGTCGCATAGGTATGTCTCAAGGTTTTTTGCGGTTGTTTGCCGCTGGTTTGCGCGTCCAGTTCTTTTTTGGGGTCGCGTTTACGCTTGCGGCCAATTTTGTCAACATACTCAATCTTTGCGGTTGATTTGTTATGATACTTGGCTCTTACAGAGGCAAAAGAGTCGCGTTCAGCTATCGTCACGTTATAACCAGGTTTGCATTGAGAACGTTTAACGGTCACAGGCGGCACAGGGTCGCCACTGGCGGCACGGCTTTGGCCTTTTTCGGCAAAAATCAGGTACTGGCTTGTCACCTTAACCACTGCATCATAATCGCCTGAAATTCGGGTCAACAAATGGATGTTGGACTCATCAGTTTGCGACAGATCGTCAATATAAATAGATTGTAAGTCCGTGCTGATAATCGGCTTTAAACCGTGCTCCTTGGCGATTTTACTCACTAGCGTATTAATGGTTAAATCCTTCCAGTGCCTTGTTTTCTGCACCTTCACCGAATCTGCGCCGGTCATGCTGGCGGCCTTGCCGCGTAGCGTCATGGCCTCCGGCGCACCGGACAACACCACCTCATCAATCACATAACTGCCCATCTTGACCAGACCGGTTTTTTCATAGCCTAGCCACACCTCCATTGCCACGCCGATTTTAGGAATCTCCAGCCGCGCGTCTCTATCATCCAATTCAATCTCTACCGTGTCAGAATCAAAGCCTGACGCATCTGTGACCTGAATAGACAGCAGTCGAGTTTTAATCAGTTCGGTGATGTTTGTGCCTTCCACCACTACCTTATATATAGGTGTCATTGCCAAAGCCTTATCGGGGTGATGTCTTTGGTGGCTTTGGGCAAGTCGGGCAAGGTAATCAAAAGCCCAGCGGGTAAAAGCTCAGGCTGCCTGGACAGGTTTTGATTGGCCTCTAAAACCAATTCCACCGCCCCCACCTGTTCGCCATAATAGCGGTAGCAAATCGCGTCCAGCATATCGTCTTCTTTAGTTCTATATATTGCCATTGCTGCTCTTGCCTTTGTCGTTACTATCCTCATCCTCTCCGTAAGCAGTCAACTCCATTGAAAACTCTATCTTGCGTGGCATTCCGTTCGACCAGAACACGCTGTCGGTTTCGGTTATTTTAGTGATGCACCACTTGCCCATTACAAAGCCCATGCCGCTAATCAAAATCAGCGGCTCACCTTTTTCGGCTGACAAGCGCATAGCTGTGATTTGAAACTGACTGCCATGAAAATCGGGCAGCATCACACCGCTTAAAGTAATTGTTTCTTCTCCCAGTCCTAAAAACTGCTGCGCGGGGCGTTTGCCTAACCGTTGTTGCGATTGCCAAATATATTCATTGGTGCGCTGCAACTGCTCATACGCGGCGGTGTTAATAGAAAATGGGTAATAGCCCAATATCATCATGACCCTAGAAATCATACAAAGCCCCGCGCTGCTGCAATTGCGTCATTTGTTGAATTTTCGCCATCACGCGCTCTACCAGGTCGTTTGCGTTTTCGCCTGGCTGTTGATTGATGGTGATGTTGAATATCGGTGACCCCGCTGTGGCTGCCGCTCTGCCTTGCGATGCTGGAACGCCAACGCTCACGCCGGAGGTGTCCACCTTAAAGCCTTGCGCCATCAGTTCGGCAATTTTCAAACTTTCGCCAATGGGCTTGTTTTTGGATTCGACCAAACCGACTTGCAAACCTTCATTGATATAGCCGCCTAACTCAGCAAACACACGGCTGGGGGAGTGAATCCCCAACACGCCTTTAAAGCTTGAAGCGATACTGCTTGCCATGCCCAACACTTGCGCTTTAACGCGAGCAAAACCTGCGGACAATCCGCCCAACAAGCCGTCCATGATTTGCGCTCCGATACTGAAAAACCCCGACACCAGCCCAACCGCTGCGTTGTATAGCTGGCTAAAATAGCTCACGCCTACCGCGACCGCCTGTCCAATGGCCGTGCCGATATTAATCACCGCCTGCCCAAATTGCCCGACGATATAAATCAGGCTGGTGATTGCCGTGCCAACCACTATGCCAAAGTTTTTCCCGGCTTCCGAGGCGGCGGCCAGCTCTGCTTTGCTGGCGTTTAATGGCGTGAATAACTGCCCCAGCCAACTGACCAGACCACCAATGGCCGCACCTATCATGCTGAAAATCGGTTGCAGCGGGGCAAGGGCTTCCAGCACGGGAGCAAGCCCAATTTTTAAGCCTTCCCACATTCCCAGCGCGAAGGCTTTAATCGGCTGCCAATATTTAATGACGGCTACCGCCACTGCAGCAATGCCAATTACCAGCAAGCCCAGCGGGTTGGCGGTAATCGCGGCATTCCACAGCCATTGCGCCGCAGTGACTACAGCGGTGCTGGCAGCCAAAGCTTTTTGCTGCACCGCCAGCGCGAAAGTAGTGACTTTGTGCTTAACCAGCGCAATGTTGGCCTGCATGGTGGAAAGCCTGAAAAAATCAAACACCGCTTTGCCGAACACCACCGCATCGCTGAGTAGCGTCATACCAAACGCAGCAGCCAAACTTACGACTTTAAAAACCAGCAACGCTGCGACAGTGCCAACAATCGCATTGGTGTATTTAGGGTATTTTTCTCCGGCCACACTGACAATATCCGCTAAACCGCCAATGTAATCCGCTGCTTTTCTAATGTGTGGCAATAACACGTTACCAATCACAATCCCCAGCTCTGAAAAAGACCCGCCCAGTCGCTCCAACGCGCCTTTAGTGGAATTCTGCATTTCATCGGCTGTTGCTTTGGCAAAACCTTTTGAGTCTTTGACCTTAGCAATCATTTTATCCAGCTCACCAGATGTGGCTGATTTCCCCAGTTGCAAAAATGCAGTAGAAGATTCGGCACCAAAAATGTTGCCGTAGGTTGCCAGCCGGTCGGCACTCCCCATCTTCAAGGTCGCTCTATCCAGCTCTTTCAATATGGTCGGGATGTCACGAAAATTGCCTTTGGCGTCTTTTATGGAAATGCCCAGCCTCTCCATCGCTTCCTGGGCTTTTTTGGGGGCTTGCGCAAGCCTTAAAAACCCCATCCGCAACGCAGTACCCGCTTGCGAACCTTTAATGGCATTATTCGATAAAGCGGCCAACATACCATTGGTTTGCTCAAACGATACATTCACCGCTGAGGCCACCCCGCCAACATATTTCAGCGACTCGCCTATGTCCCTGACTGACGTGGTGCTCAGGTTCGCGGTTTTGACCAGAATGTCCGCGACCTCTCCCATCCGCTCCATCTTAATGTTGTAGCCGCCCATGATTTCAGCGGTCAATTCGGCGGTTTCTCCCAACTGCATTTGCGAAGCGGCGGCAATACCCAGAACAACAGGGGTTGCAGCTAAAACTTTTTGGCTATCCATCCCTGCCTTGGCTAACGCAATCTGTGCATCCGCCGCACCCAGCGCATCAAATGAAGTATCCCTGCCCAATTGTCTGGCCTGTTTTTCCAGTGCAGCGGTAGACTCGTGGGTCACAGAACCCAATTCAGCCATTCTATGCTCAAGCTCCATCGCGGTTTTAACCGGCATAGCCAACGCTGCACCCAACGCCACCACGCCCATAATCTGCCCTTGCAGTTCAGCGCGGCGATTGCGGTTGTTATCTAACGTTTGCTGACGCTGCAACTGACGGTTCAGCCGTGCCTCGGTCTGCTCCAGGCGGCGGGTTTCCTCTTCAAGATTATGCAGCTCTAAGCCCTGTTCACGGGCAGCACGGCGGGCGGCTTTCAGTTCATTCTTAACGCGCTCAATATCCGCCGCCAGTGCCGTATTGCTGCCACCGGCGGCCTGCTGCTGCGCCATAAGGGAGCGCAACTGGTCACGCAAATCCAACACGCTACGCCCGGCATTTCGCGCCAGACGTACCCGCTCCAGGTTTTGCCCCAGTTGCTGGGCTTGTCTTGATACACTGTTAAACGCGCTGCCCACACTGCCGTTTAACGATGCACCAATGATGATTCCTAATGAAATATTGCTGGCCATAACCTAATTCAACGTCAAAAAAAAAGCCCTTCGGTTTCCCGTCAGGCTTTAGGTTGCACTGCTTTTATTGCCTCCAGCCACTCCAGCAGTTCTTCACAAGACAGGTCTAAAAGCTCACTTAAACCCCAGCCCGTCTTGGCGGCTACAAGGGCGCAGACTTGCCGCGCTGTTTTCGGGTCTAGGCTAAAAAACCAGTGTAAGCCTCTTGCAACTGCTGATAATCAGCCATGTCCAAAGCTTCGATTTGTTCGGTCGTCACTTCACAAAGGTTCGCGAAGAGATAAATTTCTTTTTCTGCATCGTTGCCTTTTGCCCGCTGCGCTGCCAACGTGTCGCGCACCTTGACGCGCCGCATCACCAGCTTATCAAGGGATTCCAAAGGGTGTTTCAATACAACTTCTACCGAGCCGTTATCTGTTACTACTGCCATTGGTTATTTTTCCTGTGGTTGGGGTTTAGGTTTTGCGGTTGGCTTTACTTTAATTAAGCCATTCAGCAATAAATATTTGGCTTGCCGCGCGTTTAGTGACACGGTATCGCCAGGCTTGTAAGCGTCAAACGCTTTTAAAACCAGATAGCCATTCATAGCTTAAAGTCCTAAAATCGCACGGTCTGCGGCCAGTTGGTCAACACCGCCGATAATGCGGATCATGTTTGGCACATCAATCTCATGCACCACCTCCCCGTTAATGGTCAGCTTGTAATAACGCAATGCCACCGCCAGTTTTAACGCGGTCTTGTCGCCTGGCTTCCAACTGCCTGCATCCGCCTCTTTTAACATGCCTTGACAGTTAATAATGGCCGGCGTTTTAGTGCCGTCCTCAGACACCAGCACCCCGCGAACAGTCAAAGCTTTCGTGTTGCCTGGTGCTAACCCGAACAGCTTTAACACCTCTTTGTCAAAACGGGTCAAAGTAAAATCCATCTCCAGTTTTTCCATGCCCATTTCCACTTCGACCGGCGCATCCATGCCGCCGTTCCTAAACTCTTCTGTTTTGGAGGTCAGTTTAGGCAGGGTAATTTCTTCAATATTCCCCGCCTGCCCGCGCCCGTCAACAAAGAGGTTCATGTTTTTCAAAATGTCTTCTAACATAACAGCCTCTGCATGTTATAAATTCGGGAGCAAAACAGCTTTAGCTGTTTTTTAGTCAATAGCTAAAGCTATTGGACTCCTGTTTGATTATTTAAACAGGTCTTTGATGTAATCATTGACCAGGTGTGACCTAAACGTAATGTGCTCAGCCGGATAAGGCGGGGTAAAGTCAAAGTCAAAATACACCTTGCCTTGAGCAATCTGGTCAGGGGAATTTAACCCTGGGTCTGCCCAGCACCGCCCGCCTAAAATCGCACCAATCAAAGTGAGATGGCGCAAATAATCATTCACACCCTCCACTACGTCTTCGATATAAGTCTTAGTGATGTTTCTATCCACCGCCCATAAATGCGCCCGCAGCAATGAATCGTGAATAATATCCGCCGTTCTAACCACTGACAGAAACGCCCATTTCGGGTCAGCTGAACAAGTGCGGTTGCCCCACAAACGGTAGCCGTCTTTTTGAATAATCGTGGCAACTTCGCTTTCGTTTAAGTAGTTAGCGCGTGAATTGACATCGCCCAATGCAAAATCAATCTTTCTGGCCGTGCCTAAAATGCCGTACATTTCGCGGTTGGAAGGCGACCACCAAAAACCGCGCTCATTGTCGGACTTGGCTATCATGCCTGCCACTCGCGCTGATGCCGGCTGGTTGATTTCAGAATTTGAAACCGTGTCCCACACTTTGACATTCGGGTCTACGATATAAACACGCTTGGAGCCAAAGTTCTCACGGTAAGTAATCGCGTCTGCATCAGTGGTGTTAGGGCCGTCGGCAATAATCACCGCCCTTAAACTATCAGCAATCCCTAATAAATCGGCAATCAAGGCTTGCTCATGGCTAAACCCTGGTGCGCATAAAATACGCGGCACCACTTTAACCACCGACTCAGCATCTAAAAACGCCTGAATGCCGGTACGGTTGCCGCCTACATCCACGCCGCCGATGACGTTAGACAACGTTGCAGCGGCATCCACGCCCTCAGTCACCCGAATCACCACCACCATTGCGCCGGTCTGGTCAAAAATCGCATCGATGGCATCCGGCAATGTGCCTTGTTTATCACCCACCGTGTCCAGTTTTGCGCCTTCCACGCGGCTGCCTGTCACTAACACAGGCGTATTAAGCGGGAATGCCTCATCTGCACCGCCTGCCAGCGGCTTGGCTTTGACCATTGCTGCAACCACGCCCGCCCCTGTTGAAGCTCCGGTATTGGCGGCGGTTATTAACGCAGAGGCCGCCGCACTGGCTGTTATCGCCGCAATCACTAACGCGGCGGTGCTGGTAATGGCTCCACTGCCGTCGGTCGCTAAATTGACCGTTATCACTGTGCCTGAGACCGCCACGCTTAACGCTTGAGAATTAGCTTTGGGGTCTTTCAGTTGCACAGTAATATTATTGCCCGCACGTCCGGCTGTGATGGCCGTCCAGGTAATGGCGTTATTTGAGCCTACCACGCCGGTGTTTAAACCGGCGGTAGCGGCAGGGGCTGAATTGGGAGCGGTACCGATTAAACCGATAACGCTGGATTTAACGGTACTAATCGGGCGGGTGCCGTCGTCTATCTCTACGACTTCGACACCGTGCAGGAATTGTTCAGGCATGAGCTAATCTCTTAAACAAAATGGATTAGCCCTGAGTTTACGGTTATTTAAAATATTTGATAGTAAAGCGGTTTATTATTTAACCACGTTACAATTCACACGCTATTCAATCAGCCTGGATATGCAATAGTCAATACCGGCAAACCAGCAGTTAAATCTGTTTCGGTGGGTATTTCGCCACCCGCCGCCAATAATTCGCTGCAATGCGTCCACACCGCATCACGCCATGCACTGAATGCTTGCGCTTCTGCCTGGAACCTGGCATTTGAACTGTACAGATACGAAACTGCGCTTAACAGCGAGTCATAGCCAAGTTTTTGTGCTTCAGCGTCCATGTGACGCTGCACCGCATTTGTTAATGATTTAATCTGCTGATCAGGCGTGGGCGGCATTGGCTCAGGTTCAGGTGCTTGCATTGGGATTGTTTGAATTTCCCAGCTTTTTAACGCACTGTTAAACGTGACAAACTGTGTCTCAGCATTAAACTCAGGCGGCGCAATCTCAGTTGCAAAAGCGGGGATCAAAAATTCTCCAGGCTCCAGCGGCGACTCATCAGCGGCTGACTCTCCGAGTAAAACGCCTGTTTCAGGATGATAACAATATATTTTCATGGCAACCTCAGTATTTAATGCAGGCTAATAAAGCAACGTTTTTGGGGCGGGTTTCTGAACCTCCGGTCGTGCTTGTAGCCTCAGAACCTGCGCTTTGTTGGACGGAATTAACTCCCGTGTAGCCTTGCCCTGTGCCTGGAGAGCTATACGATAAATGCGTGTGCGATTTAAACTCATCCGCCTGATAACTACCAAACGCCCGTCCCGAATCATAACCGCGACCATCATCCCAGCCTCTCACAAACACGCCGCGCAAATCCGGCAGATTAAACGTGTTTACCCCATCGCCGCTGCCAAATGTTGTACCGATTTCTGCAAACAAATCTGCATAAGTGGCTCTGCTGACGGCTGCGCCATTGGCTTTAAGATACCCTGCTGGAGGTGTGTTTTTTGCGTGAAAAATAATTGTTCCAGGAAGCGTCATAATTTCTGACGCATGATACCCATCCAGCAGGTCTGCATTAAAATCGCCCCAAAACCCTGTTAAATCAGCCGCTGTTAAAAATCCCGTAACCACAGCAGCCATCTCATCAACCCGCGCTTTCAGCCATTTTGTGCGGTTGGCCAGATTTTTTGCTGCTTTGTTAGATGTCCCATCAGCACCACCCACTACAGCGTCTGTGGTTTCTATCTGATAGACCCCAGCGTCAAAAGTTTCAGCTTCAATTAAATTTGCCATTACAAATAGCCTCCGCCATGTTGATAGGTGCCGTCATACGTTATCGTGTTGTTATATAAAAGAGTCATAAAATAGAGGTTACGCAGTACAGAGCGTTTGTTTTTATAGCGGTTTATCCGCGTCTTGATTTCGGCTATCTTGTCAGCGTCCGGTGCATAGCCGATGTTTAAAATCACATCAAAGAGTGGCCAGCCGCCTCCTGAGCCATGATCAATGCTGCTGTCGTATAAAAAAACGCCGTTATAGTAGTTAAAACTGCTCTCACGGATAATCACATTGTCGTAGCCAATCGCCTGCAAGGCTTTTTTAATCGCAAACGGTGTGCCCTTGTGCTTGTGAATCGCAAACGAGTCTGCAATGTATTGCCGCTTGACAGATACACTCCAAGTATCATCCCATTCATCCGCTGACAGCGTCCATGCCAGCCAGGGCAGCAAGGCGACAGGGCATTGTGTTGTGTCATATAGCGTGCGGAGTATGTCTGGGTTAATGCCTGTCTCAAAAAACAGGGCATCGGCTGTGATAACGTCATTGTCCGCACCGATAACATCACTGTCTGCTGTCAGTGCTATCAGCCGCTGAAACATTTGAAAATGTGCCTGCTCCAGCTGCTCTTCCGCAGCAGTTCTATTAGGCGGCAAAAGGCTTTTGAAATCAGTCATACGCTAAAACATAATAAATTATTAACTAGCCGCTTCAAGATAAAGCAAAACACTGGTCACCGCAGCCGTAGAAATGGCGGGCGTTGCTGTTTTAGAACCTGTCGCGGCTGCATCCTGCGGATTTTTTTCCGAAATCTGCAAACATGATCGGCCAGAATTGTTGCTAGAATTAGACTGGTAATCCACTAGCTCAGTCATGCTGGCATCCGGTGTCCATGATTGACTAACCGATGTATCAGTCGCTGCAAACATCAATAACACCCCGCCGCCATTGGTTGGAGTAATGCTTGATGCTACCGCGTTACCGCTGGCCGCGTTGGTATACCCGCCCACCGTGACCGCATTTAGCACATTTCTAAACGTTAAAACGGCACATGAGTTCCAGTCTCTCGAAAGCCCCCATGTATAACTTGCACCTTCACTAGCGGCCACCTTTTTGTAAACAAACATAACAGGCGTGGCAGCAGTGTAGCTACTCACAAGTGTCCAGCCAGCAGGCGGCGTGACTGTTAAGTTAGCCTGCATGGATGAAATAAACGTCAGCATCAAATCGTCGTTTTGTGTGCCAGACGGCTTGGTTAACACAACACTTGTCGCATTGCCTCCGGTTGTGTGAGCTATATAGCTTGGCAATAACAAACCGCCCAATAACATTGCGCCAAACACTATGCAGCTCCGTGTTTTATCAATGAGAACGTAATGTGCGTCGAATTGTTTACATAATAAGTGATTAGATTCACCGAGCTCACGGTCGTTGAAACAGCAGGGGTTGAGCCGTCGGTTGATTTCCAATAACTGCCAAAACCTAATGTTTTTGCAGCACTGGCATGTTGCGTAATCGTAATTTGCCCAGACTGCCCTGCGACAATGTTGCTGGGATTGGCTAATGTGGTGTTTTCGGTCAGTGTGTGAGAAAAATTATTGGATAGCGCAAAGTCAACGGCAATAGACCCCGCGCTTGAGGTTAGTGAAACAGGCGTCACACGCTGCGCTTTAGTGAAACTCTGTGCAACTGCCAGTTTTGCATAACCTGCCAGCGTCGTAGCCAAACTACTGCTGGTGACATAGTTATAGCCTGCCAGTGTTGCGGAGGTAACATAATCTGCCAGCGTCGTGGCCAAACTACTGCTGGTGACATAGTTATAGCCTGCCAGTGTTGCAGACGTCACATAATCCGCCAGCGTCGTGGCTAAACTACTGCTGGAGACATAGTTATAGCCCGCCAGTGTTGTAGCGGTGACATAATCTGCCAGTGTCGTGGCCAAACTGCTGCTGGAGACATAGTTATAGCCCGCCAGTGTTGCGGAGGTAACATAATTGCCAAGCGCAGCAAGCAACCAGTCAAAATTGCTGTTAACTTTTCCCCATGCCGTGCGTAACGAGTCGCCAGACCCATCGTTAGCCGCTGAACCAACATAGATTTTTTCAATAGGCATTTTTAAATAGTCCCTACGTTATTTAATGTCACGCTGCTGCAATACGCCGCCTGCCAGTTTTCAACGATAAGCGGCAAAACAGGCGACACAATCTCAACCTTATAAACCCCCGCCTGATGCAGCACGGCATGTATCGCCGATTTTTCCAAACTCACGCCAACAGCATGGGATTTGGCCGCAAACTCCGCCCACTTTTCGGCAATCAACGCTAGCACCGTCGCATGAGACGGCCCCGGCAAGAAGGTAATGTCGGCTTCCAGCACGTATTCCACGATTTCAGCAGAGCGTACCAATACCCTATCAGTCAACGGGCGCACGTTCTCAGCATTTAACGCGGCTGAAACCGCCGATAGCAAAATGCCATCTGCCGCGCCATTGCCAACATTGGACAACACCGTAACAGCAACCATGCCAGGCTCTGGGGTTAACAAATGGGCGTCGTGGTCTATCACAATCCCGCCGCCATCGACATGGAACGTCACGCTATCAATACCTACGTCCTTCACCTTGCCGTCTGCCGAGAGTGCGTGATAAATGTAACTTCCCTCAGAACCCGCCGTGCTTAAACCTTCAAAGGCCAGTTGAATCCTCTTTCTAAACGCGCTGTCCGACTCCATCACCGCTTCAACTGGCGGTATCGCATCAGGATTGGCAGGCGTTATCACTAGCCTTTGCACATTGAACAGCGCACCTAAATTGTCTAAATCCGTACCGGTCGCGTAAGCCAACATGCAAGCCTTGGCCGCGTCATTAATCCGCTGTCTTAAAATAAGCTCCCGGTAAGCTGCTACTTCAAGGACTTTATAAGCAGGGTCTGATTCCACCAGTGCAGTAAACGTGGCATCCCGCGCCTGCAAGTCGGCCAGCATCGCGGCAAGAATCGCCTCATAACTCAGCGTTTCAATAATATCCGGCGCGGGAATTTGTGACAGGTCTATCGCGCTAAAAGCACTCATATCACAATCCCATCAATCTGTACGCTTTTGCCGTCCGGCAGATAAAGCGCGGTAAGCAGCAAATTAACCCTGCCAGTATCGCTAATATTGGTCGCCTGTACGCGCTGCAATCGCAAACGCGGCTCCCATTTGTCCAGGGCTTCGGCAATCGCGGCAAAGAGGAATAACAAAGTTTCGCTATTCAAAGGCGCGTCAATGTAGTCAAATACTTTAGAACCATATTGCCGCCGCATGACCCGCGTACCGAGCGGCGTGGTCAAAATATCAATAATAGACTGACGCAAATGGTCAATACCATCTAACGCTTTGCCTGTGAGTTTACTAACGCCGTTCATAATTTAACCTGCATTGACATTACTTGACCCTGTAGCCGTATGCCCACAACTAGCTTGATCGCCTGCCCGACAAACCGCTTTGCCACTAAAAAACACGCTGCTACTGGCCTGGGTCATAGTTGGACTGGCATGTGGAGCTGAGCCGTGATTAGTGACTGCATCGTTTAATACCGTGGCTGTCTTACCGTTGACATAAACCGAGCCATTGCCCGTGCCAATTAATAGACCGCCCGCGCTATCTATGTTGTTTCTGACTATGCCGTTCATCAGTTCAGGTTAATGGTTGAGCCGGTTATAGTGACAATACCACCTGCATTGATGGTTAAATTGCCGGTAATTTGAATATGCAAATGCCCGCCAGCGCGGTTATATTCAAAAAAATCCCCGTTGCCATAATCCATGCGGTGTATATCTGCGCTACTGGCATTAGCTGGGTATGCTGTTTGATAAACAGCCATTAACACCACGCCCTGGGTCATGTCACCTGACGGGCTTAATACAATCACCTGCTCACCTATTTCCGGCGCGTGCCAGGAAATATTGCCGCCTGCGCGGTGAGTCAGCCAAGGTAGCCAGGCAGTAAGCAGTTCGCCTATCTCGACCCGCACTTTAGCGGCTGCATAATCCACTTCTTTGACTGCACCAAAGCGGATTAAATTAGCCGTCATCCGGTCGAGTTCGGCAGTCTTAAAGCCCTCTCTCATACTGACACCATCTCACCGTTAATGTATAACTGCGACGGTAACACGCCATCTTCCAGATAAATGCTGGTTCCTACCCGTATCCGCTGTTTAAAGCTCACTGCCCACAGCGCAATACCGTGTTTGTCCACATCACCAGAGTAAAGATTTTGCGAGGTTACATTTGTCGGCTCCCCGACTTTCGCTAAGCCCCAATCATTCAATATCACTAACTGCAATAATGCCTGGGTAATGTTAATCACTGACTCTACACGCGGCAGACTCACCTTGTCAGACGTGACCACATATAACGCAATCGTCAGTTCAATATCGGTTTCATCCGTGCCAGGAGCTTTGACTTCTGGCGTTCCAAGCAGTGCCACGAACACTGCCGGAGTTTGGGTGGCAATCCGCTTTAATTCAGCAATATCAAAGCGGCCACCGTGCACTTCACAGCGTCTTAGCTCAGGCAAGGCAGTATGCACAGCGGATTTAACCGCGTTTAACACGTCAAGAATGTTCATAAATGCGCATCCACCCAGTCATCCACAATCCTAAGCAGTGAGTCCATTTTCCCTTCATTGACCCCAAGATATTTCCTATCCTTGATATTACGCGAGGCATCCCCATATTGATGGGTGGCGGCATAAACCAGATTAGAGCCGACTAAGGTATCACCGCCCTGCTGCGTGATAGAAAGGCTATCCAGTAAGTTACCTTCGCCTTGTAGCAAGGACTGCCCAGAGTGTCTGGTTTTGGCATAATCAGGCGACCAATCTGCCCATGCTTTGCCGTCAGGAGAGGTTTTTTCGCTTTGAATCCTGCGCTGCACCTGAGACAAAACTTCTGCCCCGACATCCACTTCCACGCCGTTTAACGGGCTGCGCAAAAAGCGGTTCAGGCGGTTTTTTAACGCCTCTAAGCCGCGCGTTTTCAGGTTGACCCGAACAAAAGCCCCGTCACTCATTACAGCAAGCCTTTTTGACTGTTGCGACTAAACACCCGCCCGCCGCCTATTAACGTTGCTTTTCCTGCAGTGGCTTGATTTTCTAAATTCTCCACCTTGCCGCTCATAATCTGCTTGGCTTTCGGGCACAGTAGCCCCAACCGGTTCAGGGCGTTTTTATAGCGGCTGTCCTTTTCCTCAGTGTATTTTTGCAGGTTAAACCCTAAACGGTAACAGGCAATGTCCACACAAATAGCCGTCAACTGGCTGAATTTTCCTGTTAACGGAGTCGCAACCGGTGTTTCGTAGCAATGCTGCAACCAGCTATCAATTTCTTCTGACGCATCACTCAACGCTTTATTGACTGGCACCGTGTCATATTCACCGTCGCCATCAAAATCAGCGGCGATAATCAGCTCGTCCAGCGTATAGCGGTCAATAATGTCCTGGGCAGTGGCGTACATGGTTAGTCTGCCAGTTCAACGATTAAAAACGGTTCTTCCTGCCAAGCTGTCAGTTGTTCCGGTGTATAGTCATCCACTGTTCTGGCCAAACGACCAAATTGCTGCCCTGCACGGAAAAACCGCATTGCGCCGGTGGTGCGGATGGAGACGGGTTTTAAAACCGGTTTCGCCTCTGCTGGCCGCGTTTGTTCTTCAGGAGGTGTTGGTTTAGTTTTTTCTGCCATGATGTTTCTCTATTGTTTGTCTGAATCAGGATTTTCAAGATTTAAAGATTGGCAGGATGAATCCTGTTAAATCCCAAAATCCTGTCAATCCTGATTCAGATATGAATTAACCCGCGCCGGTTGAGCCATAAATCAACTGCCAAAAACCATACCCCGCCGCCGCCCGCGCTTCTGCGCCAAACTTAAACTTCTTGCGGCTGAACACATCATCAGCATTCATGTCAGTTTGTGACACAAATACCGGAGCTTTACGGTCTTGGAAAATAAACGGTTTCACCGGTTTGGTTGTATCAAGTAGATACCAGGCAGTCGCAGAGGTCAGCCACAGATTGACCACCACTTCCATTGTGCCCTTGTACGGATTGGGCTTGCCATCTTCCAGCCTGTCTGTGGTCATCAAGGTATTGGCGGTTTCCCGCAGAGCTGGCGGCACCATCAGAATATTAGGATTACTGTTCAGAGGGCGGCCTTCGTCATCTTTAAAGTTGTTCATTGCGGTAATACCGGCACCTAAACTGGCTTGTGCTAATGCCAATGTAGCAACTGACAACGCCGCCGTACCTTTATTAGATACTGTACTATCGCCTACGGGATGATCGGTATCGCACATATACTGACCGTCAAAACAGGTCAGCGTGAACACCCCGTTAGCCGCTTCACCGCATATCAGCTCATCCGGTAGCTGCTTGGCAGAAAAACCCGCGCTTTTGGCCTGCGGTTCATAAATGCCTAACTGGTCATCTTCAATGTCGTTGCGGTCAACTTCCACCGTCGCTTCAAAATCCTCGTTGGTGATGATGTAGCGATAGGCTTCCAGTGCCTTAACGTGCTTTGCGCCAATCCAGCGCCGCATTTTGGGGAAATTTGACAGCCATTTGTAATCGTTATAGGCACTGGTGGACGGCACCCGCATGGCGATTTTTTCCCACATCGTCGGCGCACTGTCGAACGCCTTGTTAAACGTGGTTAACAGGTTGACAAACAGCCCTGTCAACACGGCTTTATTTACTACCATAGTTTTATTGCTCCAAAAAAAGGTTATTCAACCCAAACGCCGTCGGATTCCACTCCAACCACAATACCAGCCGCTGAGCGGGTGTTAGTGCCGTTGGTGGCGGCTACGGTTTCATCATCGACGATGTAGCAAACCTTGCCTAAGCTGGCCTGCGTGACCGCGTCTGAACCGGAGTTTTTCCATTTAAAGGCTTTTTTGCGCCGCACTATCACAGAGGCTGCACCGTTTGCACCTGCATTGGCGACCGTTTCTTCAAAGCGGCCTAAATACGTCAACGTGGTGGCGGTCGCACCAGGCGTTGCAAACCCTGACGCATTGGCGCAAGCCATGCCGCCCGCGTAACAAGTGACTCCAGTTGCAACAGGAACGCTGATAACTTCGGCATCCTGAAGCGGGGTGTTTCTATCTGCTGCTAAAGCCATTGTTAACCACCATATTTTTTAAGGTCTTCGACTGAATTGCCGAACAAGTTGGCAATCGTTTGAGTTTCGTGGTTTAGCGCGGTTTGCTGCTCCGCTGGCTTCCTGCCGTCCAAACCACTAGGCGCGGCAATCTCTGGTGCGGTGGCGACAAAAGCCTTAAACCGCGCTAAGCCGCCGTCTTGTTGACAGTTGGCGACGTGGTAATCTTTGGTGGCAGGGGTAATCTTGCCCGCTGCCAACGCCTGATTAATCGCGGTTTCAATTTCCGCATCGCGGCTTTGTTTTTGAATTTCTGCCAGCTTTGCCGTCGCCGCCTGCGCCTGGTTTAAGGCGGTGTCATAATCGGCACGCGGCACAAACTTATCCAGCGGCGGGTGACTGGCGTGATTCATAGCCGCTTCTTTTTCGCTTTGCAAAGCCTTGATAGCGGCCAGTGCTTCATCCAGCGTCGCCGTTTCTGGCAAGCCCAGCAAAGCAAGGAGTTGTTTTATGTCCATTGTTGGAGTCTCCGGGGGTGAAAAATCTTGACTGTTAAGCGCGGTCACTAACAAATTAGCTTTGTTGGTCAGCGCGACCGATTGAATGCCGACAATGCGGCGAGTGTTTTTTTCATAGATTAAAACCGGCGACAGATACCGGTACTCTTTCGCGGCAATTGCTTTGCTACCTTCCTCATTCCAGTTCACTTTTGCCCAAATTGAGCCGTCTTCGCGCTGCTGCATTTCCACGCCCCAGCCGGAAGCTGGGGCTTTGTCGCCTTTTGGAGCTTTCAGTTCTGTACTATGTTCAAAATCAAAGACCAGCTCACGCCCTGACTGTTTAAGCGCGTTAAAATGGTTCAGGATGTCTTGCGGCTTATCGTTTATCCATTCGCGCCCGTCTAGTCCTTTAACCTGGATTCCGGCGGGAATAAGTTCAACCCACTCAGGGACGTTACCGTCCGCAACAGCGGGAAGCGCAAGACATAATGCAGTGAGAAGTGGTGTTTTCATGGCTACAGCGTAACGCCATAGCAGTTGAGGAGATAGTAAAGCGGTTTATTATTTGAACATGATTCTCTTAGACTCCAGGATTGTCAGGATTTAATCCTGTTAGTCTAATAATCCGTGTCATCGTGTTCAAAATCGTTTTAAAACATCAAATTTAACGGGGGTTTAACGGAGGTAGAAGCTGCGGTTTTTGTGTTTTAATACCTTGATAGCCAAAATTGACAAATGCGCCTTAAAACGGCTGTTATTTCGATAAAGGATTAATAACCTTGGCTAAATCTCTCAACGCTTGTTTTAAACCAGCTTTAACCGTCTGTTTAATATTGTCCCTGAGCGCGGTCAGAGACTGCATTAATTTATCGGTCATTCGAGTTGAGGTCTTAGTTTTTTCCGCCAGCAGTTTATCTAGTGTGGCCTTTCTTGCTATGCCGGGATTCGTGTCCCAGCCTGGTTGTACGCCTTTGGGTACTTTTTCAATTTCCCCTGTGCGCTTGTTCAGCCAATCCTCATACTCAATCGGCGGCGATTCGGTGTTGTAATCGCCGTTTCCTGCCAGCGATTCATACTCATGATTGCCGATTTGCCGCACCCAGCATTTGCAGCCATAACCGTTGGGTGGGTAATAAATCCCCCAGAATGGATCATCAACTGGCAACAGCGTGTTATTAATGGCAACGTGTGCATCGCGGTGTTTAGCTGACGGCCCTAACTGATACAGCAAGTAGGGCATCGTCTGCTTGGTGCGCTGGATTAGCTGCCATTTTTGCGCGGCTCTGGCGGTGCGCAGATTGCTGTCGTAGATAATTTTTAAGCGGCGGGGGCTGCCTAATTCCACCAATTTAGTTTTGCCGGTCAGCGGGTCTGTTATCTTATGTTTACCCCACCAGCCTTTATCAACCAAAATGTCGCTAAGCTCACTTTGAAATTTCGCAAAGGTTTTTCCTTCAGCAATTGCACTGGCAACAGCTTGTTGAATATCCTGCAAAATATCCAATTGCATAGCTTTGGCCACCGTGAAGTTAAGGGCATGTTCTTCACGCCACACATCGCGGTAATCAAAACTAGGTTTAAGCTGCTTGGCATTGAAATAATCCAGCGCGTCTTGTGGCACGGGGGCGGCCATCAGTCATCCTCCGTGTTTAATTGCTCATCGTCTAAAATATCATTGATAGGATAAGTCCTATGACAGCGTTCGCATTCAAAGCAGCCCAAACTGATAAACATAAATAATAGATAACCAGGGCAGCAGGGAGATTTTTTTTGCATGGTTTTATTTCCAAAAAACTTGATTCTGTAGGTTGGGTTAGCCTGTCGAACAGGAGTGAGACGGGCGTAACCCAACGCCAACGGTTATCTATTGCCGCTCATGTTGGGTTACGCTTTTTTGCTAAATCGCAAAAAATGCTAACCCAACCTACAAACCTTATTTTTTTGCTTCAGGCGGAATGCAAACCTGCCCCGCAGTCAGCTTTGTTAAAGCCTTGGTAACGGCTTTGTTCAGCTCAGCGTTAGCACAATCTGCCAATGCCGTAGCCGCTTGGTTTTTAACCGCCTGTAAATCTGGCTTCGTCAAAATAAAGCTGCTATTGAGCGTTTGCGTTAAAAAGCTGCCTGCTACACAGTTCTGCATAGATTCTTGCAGATTAACCGCTGGCTGTGGCAGGTCTTTGGGCAGTTCAGCACAGCCGGAAATTAAATATAACAATGCGGTAATGAGTGTTTTTTTCATAAGTCAATCCTGTTAATCTTTGATTCTGTAGGTTGGGTTAGCCTGTCGAACGGGAGCGAGACGGGCGTAACCCAACGCTAACGGTTATATATTGCTGCTCATGTTGGGTTACGCTTATTCCGCTTGCGCTACATAAGCTAACCCAACCTACAAACCGGCATCCCCCATCCCCCGCGCTTTAAACGTCGCCAATGCTAACGATTCAACTAATGCAGTCGGGTCTGTGGTTTTGGTCAACTCGACTAAGCCGATTAAAAAGCTTTCATAGTCGCTGGAATTGGCCGCCAGTTCTTCAATCGGATTAATGACTGGAGACATTAGCTTTTCCCAATCCTTTAACGATTCATCGACTAATTCATCTATCTCATCGTTATCCGCTGCAATCTGTCCAACGGCATTTAACGCAACGGCATGATTGACAGCAGCGACCGGTGCAGCTTGCACCCTCAGCAGTTTACCGCCGTTTTTAACAGGGTCTGGCAAACCAAACTTGTCCCGAATCACAGACTGTTCAACCTCCAAACCTAACGGCACTAACTTCTCTAACGCGGTAATCAATAACGCTAAATCTTCATTGTCGGGCACATAAACCACAATGCGTGGATAACGCGGCTGCACCCCGTGATTAATATCAATAAAGGGAATGGCAAAATCGCGCTGCAGCGTGTTGCCTAACTGCACGGCATCGGCTTTTAAAATATCCAGCCGCACTTCATTATGAACATTGGCCTGAGACTGCGAACTGCCATTATCCGTAGTCATGGTTTGTCCCAGCACCGCTTTAGAGAGTTGTGCATCCAAATAACTGGCAATCTCTAAAAACACGCCTGTGCCGCCGCCGGAGGCTTTTGCGGCCTCGACAAACTCAAGCTGCATGGACTCAGGAATCACCGCCCCCGCGTCTGAGGCGATATTGCTAATCGCGGTAATCAGCGTGTCAATTTCCTGCTCCGTTGCGCCACGCCCAAACTTACCAACCCGTAACGGTAAACCGTATAAGTCCACAAAGCTCATCCAGTCTTTCAGCGTCCAGCATTTGCACAGATAGGCAATCGCTGCCATCCGTGCCAAGCCGGAGCGCACGGTGAGGCCGGATTTCATTTTCGGGATATGCGTCATAAAGCGGTATTTTGGCAACGGCAACCCGTTTACCATATCCACCTCGTCAATCAAACGCAGTTCTGAGCCGGTTTCTTTATCAAACTGAAAGAAACGCGGGTCGCGCCAGGCGAACTGTGGCTGCCAAAACTGCCCGCGCTGCCATACTATTTCGACCACCGAATAACCCTTGGCTAAACCATCCAACAAATCATCCACCGCATTGCTAAATTCCGGCTTTTCAATCTGCTCACGCAGCGCATCGGCCAGGGCAATATCGTGCTCGTCATCACTGGCTGCCTCAACGATGATTTGCAAGCCGGACACCGCCAGCTTACGGGTACGCAACACAGAGCCGTAGTGCGCATCGCGTTCTTCCATTTCTTCAGCTAATGTCAGATAGGCATGATGGTCGCCGCTGTCTGCTGCGCGTAAAATCTGTGCTAGGCGTTCAGGCGTTAAGCCGTTGCTGACCGTGCCGTGTCCCCAGGCGTTGCGTACCCCCATCAAACTGGGACGCGCCAACTCTTGGGTTAGCTCTTTGGTTTTAGTTTTAATCGGGTTGCCGTTGGTGTCTATGATGGCCATTACCACTGTCCTTTAGAATTTGCAAAGCCGCCGTTGTTGCTTCTCACGCTGCGTTGCGGGCGGTCAGCATCAGGCTTGAGCGGGGTTTTTACCGGAATATAACGGTATTCGATAAAGTCCATTAGGGAGGCAAACCAGGCCATTAACAGCGCAATCGCTACGTCACCATGCCGGTCTTTCTGTTCGCCGGTTTTAACGTCGGGTACTTTTGGAATGCCACCCACTGATTGCACAGCGCGTAAATCGTTTAACACATCCGCATCTTTGGGTATTTTTAACGTTTCATCTTCAAACGCGGCTTTTAATTTTGGGAAGTTTTCTAAATAAAAACTCTGTGTCAGCATCACCTGGCTGATGCAGGAACCGTATTTATAGCCCGCCTGTTCAGCCAAATACTGGCCGTTGCCACGCGCGTCTAACGCCGCAGCGGTAAAGCGCGGCAGACGGTCTATGATGTAGAAAAGAATTTGCTCTTGGTTCTTGAACGGCAGGTTCTTCAGCTCGACAATAAACGGCACGGTGCGGTCTAAATTCTGTTCAACCGCCATCGGCAGCATCACAGTCAAGTCGCCGCTACGGGCAAAGTCTTCGCCCAGGCAATGCTGTAATTCTGTATTTAGTTTGGCTAATAGCGGCTTTACTTCCTCCTCAAGCCAGTCGTTCAATTCTGCAATTCTGATATGTTCAGGCAGGGCGTTAAATTCTGCCGTGCCGGTGTAGCGAATCACGGGGGCGTCGAACATCGCGTTTTCAATAATCAGCCTTGACAGATACGCGCCGCCGGATTGGGACGGGATGCAAAAATATTCTTCATCCGCCGCTTCTTTGCTGGGCGCGTTGGCTATGGTCTTGGTTCGCCATGCTGCCTCTGCTTCCGGTGTCCATTCCTTACCGTTCACAAAGCAAATGCGCTTGAATAAACCATCGGCCAGCGCGTCATCTAAAGTAATACGGTGAACGCTGTACGGCTTACGCCCGGCTCTGGCATCTTCCAGATAGTGGTTATATTCATTGTCTACGCCGTTATGGGTGCTGATAATCCGCACCCGTGCGCCCCACATGGTCAACGCCATTGCCGCCTTTAGCAGCTCGTGCAAGGAATCATGGAACGCAGCCTCGTCAATCACTACGTCGCCCTGCATCCCACGCAGGTTGGAGGGGCGCGAGGAAAGGGCGGATATTTTGAAACCGCTGTTAGGAAAGCGGATGGTGTAAGTGAGAATTTCCTTTTGCCCGTCTTCATCTTGGAATAAAGATTCAGAAACTTGACCGGCCAGTTGGTTAAAGGCTTTGGCAAACAGGGCGCAGGCTGAAATATATTCGAGAGCCATTTCTTGGCGCGAACCCACGTAAAAAACATTGCGTCCCCCTCTTTTTTTAGGTTTTGCCGCCGTGATGACGTTATCCGAAGCCTCCGCCCAGGTTAAACCGGTACGGCGTGATTTTTCGCCTATTTTTACTTCTGCCGTGTCTTCGACCCATCTTGCCTGATAGGGAAGCAAAACAGCTTCATTGACAGGGAAATAGTCGGCGGTTTGCAGTTCTTTAACGTCTTCCATTTGAAAGTGCTTGTAAACTCATTTGCATAAATCCGATTGCCGCAATTCCCAGAGCGACAATAACCGCGCGTTGCAAAATCAGGATGTTTCTTAATAGCTTCATATTTACCGCCCAATCAAAATACGTCGAATAGAGGCTTCCACCTCTTCACTAATGCCGTCGTTTTTAAGTTCTTGTGTGAGTTCCTCTGCCGCCTCCTCCCGCACTTTCTTTCTAAACTCCGCTTCCCAGTTCTTTTGCGCAATGGCCGATTTAGAAATATTTAAAATACTGTGCGACGCTTCTTTTAACAAATGCACACGCTCAGCCGGCTTGGTATCTTCGCTGATTTCTTGCAAGGCCAGCATGGTGTTAAACATTTCAGTTTGCACCAGCGATATAACGGCAGCGTTGCGGCTGTTGGCATCATCGGGCGAAGCCTCAACAATCAGCTTGCAGGCATCGGTGGCATCTTTGACCTGCTGCAGGCGTTTTTTCAGCTTTTGATTTAACCGCCCGACTGCCGATCGTGATATTTCCAAGCCTTGCTCGCCCAGCCAGGCTACCAAGCCATCTAGGTTTGCAAAGTTGTTTTTAACGATTTGCGTCTCTATCGCCGCGCGTTGCTCAGGGCTTAAGCTGTCAAATGCAGAAGGTTGCGGCATCGGCTTACCAATACTTTTCAGGCCGGGCAATGCCAGCCTCACAATCAATGGTGTATTCCGCAATGTCGGTGCCGTAGCGCGTTAGTTTGCCATGCCAGCGACCGTCAGGTTTTTTGTCCAGCGTGATTAAGTCGCGGGTTGCCAGATAGTCCATTTCTTTATACAGTTCTTTTTGAGTCGCATCGCCGTACATAGCTTGGATAACAGCCAGCAATGCTTCATAAAAAGAGCCGTAGGGGCTGGCATTATTGAGTGTTAAGAGAATGTACCAGCGGATAGACTCTCTGCGGATTTTGGCTTCATCAACCATTAGTTTGTCCCTCCTGTTTGTTTTATCCGATCTAATCGCAATGCCAGAGAATCAAGTTTGGTTTCGATAATAGACTGGTTGCGAACAAAATCTTCATGGCGAACGTATTGCAGCGGCATATCGGCACGGGCTTTTAAAAAGTCGCGTTCCAGTTCTATGGTTCGGTTGAGGCTTTCTGCGGTTTTTTCTTCGATTTTGCTAAAACGACTGTCCCAGTGAGCGGTATGCTGTTGTCTGAGTTCTTGTTGTTCGTTGAAGCGGTTGTCGATTTGGGAAAGAATGAAGCGTGCCAGGCCGAATAAAAAGCCTAAGCCCGTGATGGAAAGCCCGATAAAAAGGGTGATAAGCTGCCAGAGTTCAACGGTGATGTTCATGTGTTGCCCGTTTGATTAAAAAATTTCGGGCATAAAAAAGCCCTTATTACAGGGCTTTATAATGAAGAGAGTATGATTTTTTAGATAGTAAAGCGGTTTATAATTGGAATCCAAACCCTAGGGTTTGAACTCCGAAAGCGTTTAGCAGGCCGCCAGCTTTTCAATCACGCTGTTATTGCTTTTAGTGATAAGGCTAATCAGATAATACAGCCGTTCAGTGCTGACGGCATCCGCTGAGGCGAGCAGGTCTTGAATTGCCTCTAGTGCCTTATTGTTGTTGTAGAGTTCTTCGTAAATCGCGTTGGTGACTGGGTTCATGCTGCACCGCCTTGTTTTGCAACGTGGTGCAGGTGCTGGCGTAAGTTGTTGCGGTTAATCCCTGCGGCTTTGCAGATTTCATCGCGCGGGATGCCGTGTTTTTCCATCAGGGCTAAGGCTTTGCCAGGCACATGATACACGGTTCTTTGGTCGAGCAGGGCTTCGTATTCGCCAACGCTTAATTGCAGGGTGGCGCGGTTTAAGGCTTCTTGCGCTCTGGCCAGTTGGTCTTGGGCTTGTTCAAACTCTGCCAGGGTTAAAGCGTTTGGGATGGTTAAAACGTTGGTTGTGACCAGCGCATCGTAAGCGCGGATGACTTGCAGTTGAAATTTTGCGCTAATCCACATCGCATAGGCATAAACCAATGGTTTAACAACGTAAGTCCCTTGCTCAAGGCTAAAGCTATTTACCGTTTTAACAGGCTCTAAGTTATTGATTTTCTCGGAGGTAGGATTTTTTTCAAGCTCAGAAATCAATGCTTGAGTGCTTTCTAGTTTTAGAAAGTGGACTGGCTTGTCTTTTTGATGACCACCCGATGCTTTGTGTAAGTCGTTCAAAAAATAGCGACCATCAGCATCTTGACGAATAGAAGTGTTGCAAACGGTTAATTGATTTGTATTCATGGTATTTTTCCTATTGATGTAAAAACCGCCACCTGTGGTATTGGGTGACGAGTTGACATGAGATACCACTGCCGCTGAAAATACCAAAGCGACCCGCATAACGCGGCTCATGCCAACCCATCATTACAAAAACGACAGGCAAAAAAATAGCGCATTCCGCGCTTGGCGGTATTTATCATCAGCGGGGTGGTATTCCCGACACTTGTTTTTTGCAAGTGCAGTAAAATCATAAGCTGATGATGCGCTTGTTGTCAAAAATTATTAATTCGTTGGGCTACTTTTTCCCCTAAAGCGATGCAAGCCGTCATCGTCATGTCATCCATAAACACATCAAAATCATCAATAACACCCTGTAAAAGAGCCTCTTTTTTGGCTTTTTTCAGTAATTTCGTAATATCAACCGGCAATCTTTCACGCATCTCTTTAATTGCTTTTTGCAAGCTAATTTCTGTGCTGTCCGCCATTTCTTGGTAAGAATCAATCAGCCCCTGAAGAAAATCTTTTCGCCATTCTTCCGCGTTCTTTTGTTCATTACTCAAATTGTTGATGTGCTTTTCTGCAAAGTTTTTACTGTTTTTTATCCCTATAAAAGTACAAGCTAATGACATCACTCCAAACTTTATAGCCTCGTCAAACCATTTTTCCCTTTGGTACGTCAGACGCATCTTGTCGTAAATTTTGGCGTGTTCATGTCCGCAATTGAACAGGTTAAGCAGCTTTTTAAACTCCTCTTCAGCTTCTGCCATTCTGCCTGCCTGTTGCAAAAAAACAGGCAATCTTAAGTATTCTAATATAGGGTATTGGCATGAAACGGTTGGCCTTATAACTTGCGCTTCAGCTAAACAAGCAATCGCCGCATTTATATCAGAGTCCTTTAATTGAGAGGCTTTATGGTTAAGCTCCCATATTTTTTGTTCAGCAGGCGTTTTTTGCCCAATTACATGTTGCACCTCTATCTGTATCCTTCCATTACCTATTATTTGTTTTTCACCGATAGGTATATAAGTAACTTCCGATTCAGATTTATTGCCAAATAACTTTTTTAATGAATCAATCATTGCTTTTCTCCCATTGCTATTGTTTAAATTAAGCATTGGGAGTATAGCAACCCGTTCAAAAAGGTGGGCAAAAGTGCGTGCCCACCCTACGCTTTTCTTCTTGCCGGCACATCCGGCACCGGAAAAATATCCACCTGGCTCTTTTTAATCATCACCTTGCGCTGGTGCTTGATTATTTTGCACAGCCAGGGATAGCTGATGTTGTATTCCCTGCAGATTTCGTGACGGTTTCTGCCGTTCCACTTCGCATAAATCTCCTTATCCCGTTCAGTTAGCTCATATTCCTGCCCCTTGCAGATATAAATCGGCGTTCCACCCCATTCCATCCGCACGGACTCGGCAATTTCATGCGCAATCTGTTGTGTCTGTGCTTTATCAATGCGGTGATTCTCAAGCACTTTAACGCACAAGACTTCCAATGCGGTTAAGATTTCAGGATAATTTTCATGGCTCATTGCTTTAAAACCTCCGTGAGAATATCTTTCATCTGTTTAAAGCCCGATCGACTTGGCTGAACCCGCTTTTTCAACTCCCATTCTTCACACTCGCGTTTTCCTTGGTTATAGCCTCTCAACCATGCCGCCTCATTATTATGCTTGGCGCGGTTCGGCTTCAGGTTAATGCCGTTGGGTACAAAACCCGCTTGATAGCCTTGCTCAAAATAAACTTTCTCGGCTTCTTTGGTTTTAGCCGCCCGTTTATTTTCTGCTAACATCCTTTTATCTTGCTCATTAAGCTGGCGTTTCATTTTTAGCTCCATGCTTAACCAACGCCGCAATCACACCTCTTAACTCTTGCGGCGTGCAAAACTCAAGAGCCTGTTTTTTGTACATCTGTCTGGCAATCCCCAGTGCGTATTCAAACGGCTTGCCCTGTGTGGTCAGCAACGCCTGGATTTTTTGCAGTTGCGGGCTGCTGGCCAGATTATGAGGGACTTTGCCGCTGGCTTTGGA